TCACAGGTCCGGATGACCCGGTCCACGTAGTAGAGCCGTTCGTGAATAGTCAGCCTTCGGACGCTTTCTGGGCTCCAGCCCCAGCGCTCGGCGAGGAGGGCTGTGTGAACCCAGAGGGCCGGCACGGCTTGGCCAACGAGCATGTCTTGCCCGTACCCCCCGTTTGGAAGAAAAAATCGCGCACGTCCACAGGCATGGACTTCTCGAACGTGTGATCGCACTTCGGGCAGTCCATCACCAGCTCGGTGTCGATGCCGCCGGAGGCGTCATCCATCGCCTGGCGGATCTCGTTGCGCACGGCCCACGGCAGCTTGCGCACCAGGGCGAAGTCCTTCGCGTTCTTGCCGTCGTACGTGTTGAGCTGAACAATCAGCTCTCGCGTGCCCTTCTCCGCCGCGTACTGCTCCTTCACCTCTTCTAGCTGCTTCTGGTCGCGCACGATGAGAGGCCGGAAGGAAACGACAGACCCATTACTGAGCGTAACGGAAATGTCGTTCTTGAAGCGGTACTCCTCCTTCTGCGGCGTACAGGCCAGCTCGCGCAGGTCGATGCGGTGCCGAGACGGCTTGCCACAGGAAGGGCAGCCCATCTCGAACCGGTAGACATTGTCCATGCCGCTCTGCCGAAGGCGGATGAGCGTGAACGTCAGGTCAGGCAGCGGCATGTACTCGTACGCCGCCTCGATCTCGTCGCGCTTCTCGAAGCTCCCCAGGCGCACGATGCAGCGCTTGACCAGCTTGTCGAGAATATTGCCCTTCTTCAGCTCGTTCCGGTCACGAACCAGGTCCTCGTCCTCGCCGTCCAGCTCACGGAGCGTGACGGTAGTAATGGGCAGGTCGCGGAACTTGAAGCCGTTGGGCAGGTCGAAGTCATGCTCTTTCATTGGTCGTTTTCCTTTGGTCGGTATCAACAGAGAAGCCCGGCACCTACAGCGTAGGTCCGGGCCTCATCGTACCACGTCAAGTAGACGTAATAACTCGATGCGGTCGTAGCCTTCGTAGCAGATCACGAGGCTCTCGATCGCGTTGTTATTGCCCTCACCGCTCTTGTCGTTGAAGGGCATTCCCTCGGACGGCCACGCCTCATACAGGCGATGCCGGCGAGCCGTCTTGGCCTCGCGCGTGAACTCGACGATGTCCACGGTCTTTCGGAAGTCGGGCGCCTGCGCCAGCTTCGAGCCGACCTTGAACACGAGGCCGAGCCAGAGAGCGAAGTCGTCGTCTCCAGCCGACGAGACGATGACGCCGCGCTCCAGGGTCACGTCGTCGAACTCGGTCTGCCCCGGGCTCTTGCGCGACGTCGTGAGCATGTTGCCCTCGCGGTACTTGATCTGCGTCGTCTTCTGCTTGATGCCCGAGAACTTCGTGAAGCCGAAGCGCTTGAAGCCGTCGATCTCCACCGCGAAGGTGAAGTCGTGGAGCGGGTCCTCCTGGCTGGTGCGGTTGAACGTGCTCAGAAACCTACGAATAGTCGACATGTAAGCCTCCCAGCTCAGCGGTGATTGCTCGGTTGTCTCGACCAAGCTCGATGGTCAGGTACTCGGTCGTCCCGGGCACGTTCAGCCCCGCCACAGCGTAGGTCTCTCCGGAAGCCTGAAGGGACGGGGGGTTGTTGTCGTCGTCGCAGTTGCAATAACCGGCGTCGTCAGCCGTGGCGCCGTCGAGGTTCTTCTTGCCCCACTCGCGCCGGATGAAGGCCAGCACGGTACGCCGCACGGCTGCGCGCGTCTCGGGAGTAGTGGGCTCGAAGAGCACGAAGCGAGTCGCCTGCTTCAGGAACTGCTCCGCGTAGATAAACATCAGCCGGACGTGGAGCCAGCCGAAGTCACCAGACTCGTAGGTGCGGCCACCCATGATCGTGGGCCCGTTATTGGGCAGGTTGCGGATGCAGTTGATGTTCGCGTCGTACAGCGTACCGACGTCCGAGTCCGAGAGATCCTCGCCCGGCTTCACGCCCGAGACGCCGAGCACGGACACCAGCTTGCCGCTGGTCTCGCCAGCCGGAGCCTTGGCGATCTTCTCCTTGGCGTGCGTGCGCGCGATGGCGCCGCAGACGTGCCCGGCAGGGGGCACCGCCAGAGGAAGCCCGCTGAGCGGGTCCGTAATAGTGACCCACGGCCAGTAGCAAGCGGCGTACGACGAGGCCACCTGGTTGGTCGAGAAGTAGGTGAGCGCGCTAGATGCCGTCAGGCCATCGGCCGTCTCGACGATAGCGACACAGTCCCCGCGGGCCGCGCAGTAGGCGATGAGCCCCTTGGAGATGGCACCAGTCACAGTAATGCCAGTCGCGCCGGGCGTGGCCAGGAGCCGAACCTCCTTCGTGGCGTCGAAGAGGTTGTAGCCCTTGTTCGCGCCGGTGAAGTCCGTGTCAGCGTAGGTCGTGTTCTCCGTGCCACCCGTGAGGCTGTCGCCGTCCGAGTCAGACGACGTGTTCACGGGGCGCGGGTCCACGGTCCCAGAAGGAGCCACGCCGGCGTCAGACACAGTGACGGGTACCTCGGGGTCGTTGCCATCCTTGTTGATGCGCGAGACGAAGTAGTTCCGGTCAGAGAGGCTCGACATCCGAAGGTCCTTGAGGGGACCAAAGATGGGGTTGCCGTTCTCGTAGACCGTGAACGTGAACGTCTCATTGGTGATGACGCTGGTGGCGTACGCGATGGTAGCGCCCAGGGTCACGGCAGCGGTGAAGAACACCTTCGTCCCGGACACGCCCTTGACGATTACTCGCGTAGTCGTCACGCCGTCCGTGATCTTGAGCGTGTCGCCCTTCTGAATCTTCGCCGCAGCGCCAGACTCAACGACAGCGAACGTCGCAGCCGTGGCAAGGGCCACAGTGAGAGCGCCGAGTTTGGTGTCCTGCTTGGACACCTTCACCTTCTGGTTATTGCCGTAGAGGCCGACGCCGATGGCGGTAACCGGAATAGTGTTGGTCGGGGTCGCATCCTGAAGAGTGAAGGCAGCAGCAGAGTTGCCAGACGACGCGACTACTCGCGCGATGTGGCAGGTCTGCCCTCCCTCCTTGAAGAACCCGTCGACAGCCTCGAACATGTACGAGCTTGCCCACGAGCCGCCGAAGATGCGCGAGAACTGCGACGAGGACGTGATGCGGACGGCCTTCCCCGTCGGTCCACGCTCGGTCGGTCCAGCAAACCCGGCCACGCTCGTAGGAACGCCCTTCGAGACCGGAAACAGGTTCCGCTTCTCGCGGACGTCAACCCTAGGAGCACCACTTGCCATAACGCGTCACCTCCGATGGTCTTTGCCTTCTTCTTCAGCGCGGAGACGTCCTCTGCGCTGCCAGGAGCGGGAAGCTCCTTTGTCTGAATAATGAACCTGCCCTGCGCCAGGAGCGAGTTGAAGTGCTCCGAGCCGGCAGCGTCGTCCGGGATGTCAGCCTCACCGAACGGGGGAAGCATGGTCGAGATCCCGCCCTTGAGCTGAATCTCGAACGATCGAAAGAACACGCTACGAAGTTTCATGTGTCACCCGTCTTAGTAGTGCTGACCACGCGGCGCTGTACGACGTTCCGGTAGACAGCGGCATTCGTGTTGTCTAGGTAGCCTTCTACGCGCAAGGTTACCGCCTTACAGTATTCGCGCATAATCCCGTTCGAGCCTTCCCGCACGGCCTCTCGCTTGTCCAGGTCTTGGAAGGCCGTCTGGAACATGTCCCACGACCTGTACGAGCCGTCCTCCATCGGAACGCGGAGGAAGTGCCGAGGCGGGAAGCGCGTGAAGAGGTACTGCACCAATAGTGCGCTGTCGATGGGGTCGTTCGCGTAGGCGCGCAGCTCCACGAAGAAGTCGTACCCCTGCTCCACAGGGCGGGTCTTCACGAGGCTGGGCCGAGTCACCTCTGTGCCGTCGCTGTCCGTGATTGTGCGCGTCGAGCCGTCCACAGGAATATTGTAGTTTTCCCCTCCGTACGTGTAGGCCGGGAAGACGTACTCCGCCATGCGCGGCTGGATGTCGACGATCTCGTAGGTGAAGGACGGAAAGTTGTCCTCCTGCTGCTGACCGTTCTGGTCGAAGAAGAAGATGGGGACGGAGCGCCCCAGCAGGTCCACCTTTCCTGGCGCCAGGGAGGCTATTACGGCCTCTCCGTCACCCAGGGGGCCGTCAGAGCCCGTCCAGTCCTTGGAACGGTCATGGCGGGGCAGCACAGGCGTCGTATCGAACGCTGCGCCTTCCAGCCGAGCCTTCACCGCGTAAAGAGTTCCCAAGTAGGCCACGGAGCGTATCCTCGTTGAAGTACCTAGGGGCAGTGCGCTCAGCGTAGGTCAATATTGCCCTGATGTGGGGCCGAGCCGGCATCTTCTTCGTGCCGTACTCCAGCAACTCGGACAGGGCAGCGTTGCTCATGTTCAGGTTGTCCCCCTCCGGACCAAAGAGAAGCTTCGTCCCGTTCGCGCGCGCCTCGAAGCTCTTGCAGTAGATACCCTTGTCGTAGAGCGGGGGGCCGTCTCCTCGAACCTTGGGCGGCCCAAAGTCCCCTCCCTGGATGCGCGCCTGCGTCTCGCGCACAAGGTCATCGCCGAACTTCTGGAGCTGCTTCTCCATCACCTTCTTGAAACGGCGAGAGGCGCCGCGGAACATCGCAGCGCCTTCCTTGAAGCCAGAGACCTTGACCTCGATCTTCACGTGTACGTCCAGCCTCGCGCGACGATGTCTCGAAGCCCGTTGCGGCTCACGATGACCAGGTCCATCGGCTTGTTGATGAAGTCCGGATTAGAGAAGCCTGGAGTCACAATAGTGGCCTGCGTCGAGCTAGCCACCGTCAGAGAGCAGGCCTTGCCATTGATGAGCACAGACATCGTGTCCGCGAAGTCGGTTCCCTTGATGGTGACCGTGGTTCCGCCGGCCAGGGCTCCAGAGGAGACGGACAGGGCATCCGAGGCCAGCGCTCGGGACTCATTTCGCTTGAAGCGCGCTCGCATCGCCTTCGTACGCACCTTCAGCACGTTGGACGGGAGGATCTCTCCGTTCCGGTCCACGACATACATCCGGTAGTAGTATTCGTACTCCGGCTCCAACGGCTCTCCCAGGACGCGGAACTGCTGCGACGACTGGCTGAGCACGACGTAGCCGTCCACGAAGGACGTATTAGTGAGGATGCTTCCCGGCTGCTCGCTGGCCGTGCCGAAGTAGAACCCGTTGAAGATGGGCGTGCTTGCCGTCGCGCCGAAGCTCACGCCGAGCACCTGCTTGCTCGTCGATGCGCGCGAGTATTGAGTCTGGACGGGGAGGGCAGGGCCGGCAGACGCAAGCTGCATCTCCAGACGACCTGCCAGGTTCCTGTCCACGCGCGGGTCCGTGTCGCGCCACAGCTCGTAATGCGCGAACGAATAGTCACGGTTCTGCGCCCAACGCAGGCGCACCATGACGTCTTCGATGTCGTCATCCTGCGGCTGGTACAGCTCCGGAGGAGTGGGCGGGTTGGCGTTGCGGTAGGGCGCGTTGTACCCGGCGCGCAGGGAGCGGCGGAACATCTTGCCCTCCATGACGTCGCCAGGGCCGACCTTGCTCTCGTCGACGACGGGCGCCTGAATAGTGCGAACGAGACGCCCGTGCGCATCGTCGTACTCCTTGTCCAGGTCCCCTGCCAGCTTCAGCAGAAGGTTGGCGTCCGTGTCGAGCCCCTTGCGCTTGGCCGTGTCCCCGGCGAGGACCCGATATGCGCGCGCCGTCGCCTTGAGCAGGATGAACACGCGCTCCGACTGAGGAACCGTGTTCGCCGTCATCGACGGGTTGTGGAGCTGGATGGCCTCGTCGAGCAGGTCTCGCAACTCCGAGTCGCTGAACATCCGGTGCTTCAGCGTGTACGTCGAACCTCCACTAATGGTGTGGATGCCGGACACGTACAGGTCCACGCTGGCCTTGTCGAGCTGAGCGCTGACGTCAGGCTCGGCCGAGTACCCAGGCTCGCGCTGGAGCTTGTTGATGAGCCGCCCAATGGTGCTGACGTCCGGCGAGGAGAGCACCCAACGGATGCTCTTGATGCCTTCCCCGCCTTCGACGGTCACGGTCAGGGCGCCGTCCACAACCTCGAACAACGCCGACTTGCACTTGGCCTTTACGCCAATAGTGAAAGCCGGCACGTTCGGACGGTCGTCGGACAGGCGGGAACGCAGCGCCCGAATCAGATCGGCAGAAGCAGAACCCGCCATTAGTAAGCCTCCTAAGGAAGACGCGCGAGAAAGAACCCAGCCAGTCTGCTCCAGCTCCTTCGCGTGCGAAGGGTCCATGAGCAGCTCCTGGCCCTGCCGAAGGGCGTACTCCCGCTTCCCCTTGAGGATGCGGTTCTCCGTCTTCAGCGCCACCACCTTGACGTCGCCGACAGGCTTCTGCGCCGGAGGAGGGGCCGGGACGTTGGCGACCACTACGGCCTCTGCCGCCTTCGCCTTGGCCTCCTCCTCCGCGAGCATCCGAGCAAGCTCGGCCTCGTCGTCAGCAGCCTTCTTGTCAGCCTCAGCAACCTCAGCCTTCACGTCTTGCTTTGCCATTAGTGGTTCCTTTCTACGACCCTAAGGCCGCAGCCTTCGCGATGCTGACGAGCATGTAGACGTTGACCGTCGTGGTGTTGGCAGCGCCGACAGCGCCGACGAGCAGCGACACCACGCCAGTGGTCTCCACGAAGGAGGACACGGCGATGGGCATGTCGGTCAGCGTGCGCGCGCCAGTAGTGGCGCCCGACGTGGTGTACTTCTCTGCGCGCACCGAGAGAACGGTCAGAGCCTTGCCCTGCCAGCGCGTGGGAAGCGTGAAGGTGAGCGTATCCGCCGCGGTGACCGTCGTGTTGACGAGCTGGGCGGTGAACACAACCTGCTGCTCCTGGTTGTACCCCTTCGGGATCTCAACAGCGGTGCCGAGTGCAGTAGTAGTCATTCTTCAGTTTCTCCTTTTATCTAGTCCACTAATGAGGCTAAGGCCGACTCGGCCGTAACCGAGTTCTTCGTCTCCAGGAGGCCCGAGCCCCAGATAGCGTACCAGGCCAGGCCGTGCTCACGGCCGAAGTCCTGCACGCCGTTGTCACGCAACTCGACGGGAAGCGCGATGGCGTGACCGTAGGAGAACTCTCCGAACGCCACAGCCTGGTAGATGGTCGTCAGGTTGCCCGAGACGCCGCTCGCGAGAGCGTTCGAGTAGCCCGGGTCCGCGTACTCACCAGTATTCGAGTCCAGCGTCGAGCTGGCCCCGTTCGGCATCATCGTCGTAGAGATGACGCGGCAGTCGTTGTAGCGACCAACCTCGCCATTGAAAATCTGCGTCGCGCCCGAGTAGAGCGCCGCGTTCACCCAGCCCGGAGACTGCTTGACGCTCGCAATCTGGTGCGGGTGCATGAACACGATGTAGAAGTCGTTGCCCCACTTCGGCGCGTTCTGCGTCTCCAGCGTCTCCGACAGACGGTGGAACTCACGCGTCTGGAAGACGTCACCAGCGAGCAGCGTGATGCGCGACGTCTTGTCGTTCGCATACACAGTATTCGGCGACGCGACGATGACGTCACGAAGCTGGCTGTCGAGCACCACGGCCATGTCTCGGCCGAGGAGCATCGCAGCCGCGGCGAGCTGGTCGTAGAACGACGTCTGAAGGAGGGCCTCGGTGACACCGATGGCGTTGCCCTGCTCGCTCACACTAATCGAGATGGTCGACAGCGACATGCTGTTCGCCTGGATGCGGACACCCTCGGTGAGGGGGCCGCCACGACGGATGTTGCCGAACTTCGGCATCGTGATCGTGCTGCCGGGCTGCACGCCAAGCTCCGTCTTCTTCGTGGCGAACTGGTCGAACCGGAAGTTCGGCTGCGCCGAGAAGTAAATCTCGTTCGAGTAGACGGTACGAACTGCCGAGAGCAGGGCCGAAAAGCCCGGTCCGGAAGCGCTGGCACTGGTGAGCGTAGAAGGCATCGAATATTCTCCTATTCCTTGTCTCTAGAGGTGAACTAACTGCTGCGGCTGTGCGCCGCCGCGACGAGCATTGATGGCAGCCTGAGCCAGGGCCGCGGGGTCAGACGCCGCAGGCTGGGCCGGAGCAGGACGCGTAGCACCCGCCGGGAAGGGCACGCCGCTGTGCGGCGCGATGCGCGGGGTAGAAACGCCACCCGGCAGCATGGTACGGCTGGCCGAGGGAGCGTAAGAAGGCACCTGCGCCGGAGGAACGGGAGGTGCGACGTTGGTTCGCTGGTCCAGGCGCCAGTCGCCGCCAGGCCCTCCTCGCTGAACGAGGGCACCAAGAATATTGGTGCGGTGCTTGGCGTATTCCTCCGGGCTCATGCGCGACAGAACCTCGGGGTCGAGGATGTCGGGCTCAGCCGGAGGAGCGGCGCCGTTCACGACACCAGGCGCAGCAGCGCCAGCAGCAGGAGCCTGCGCAGCCGGAGGAGCGTTCACGACACCACGCGGGATGCCGGGCGTTCCCACAGCAGCAGGAGCTGCCGGGGCCTTCGCGGCAATCTCGTCGTGAATGCGCTTGTACTCGGCGACGGACGCCGCATAGGTCTGGTCCAGCTCAGCAGTAGTCGAGCCGTACACGAGCCCAGGGATGACGCCGACGCCACCAGCCGCTGCGCCAGCCAGAAGACGCTCGCGGTAGGCCTCAAGCTGCGACTGCGCGAGCTGAGCTGCGGTCTCCTCGTTCTGGCGACGAAGAAGCTCATTACTCGCAGCAAGCTCGGCGAGACGCTCTTCCACCGAACGGTTGGCAGAAGCAGCCGCGGCGGCATCAGCCGCCTTGATGTCTGCCTTGAGCTTCTTCAACTCGGCCTCGGCGGCAGCGGCCTTGGCCTCCGCCGCTTCCTTGTCGCGCTGCGCCTGCTGGACAGCCGGCAGGTCAGCAGCGTTGACCACAGTAATCGTCGGAGCAGGAGGAGGGGCAGGCGCATCCGTTGTCGTCTCCGTGCCGGGCTCGTTGAACGTACCGAGGAACTTCTTTGCCGTTTTCATTATTGCCTTCCCTCTCCTCTGCCTAAGACGCGGCCAGTGCGCCGAACGCCCATCTCGACGGTAGGCACCATGCCCGGGTTCGCCGAGCCGCGCTCCGCCTGGTCAGACGGCAGCGACTTGTTCGAGCGCTCCGTCAGCGTGGCCGAGTACGTCGAGCCGACGCCTCCAACCTCGCCATCCGAATCGCCGCTAGCCGACACGCCCAGGGCGTTGCCCGGCTTGCGCGCGTCGACAGACTTCTTCGTGCTCCGAGAGCTGATCGATCCAGCCATTAGTAAGTCTCCTTTTCTTTCGTACGAAAAACCGGAACAGTCGAAAGGTTACACCAGGGTAGGTGCATTAGCCAACCACGCTCACGTGGCCGCACAAGACATGTAGATGGTGCCTGCCACGGCGCTGGTGACCTGAGGATACACCTTCATGCCGTTGACGAGCCCCGAGGTGAGCAGCTTCCGCGTGTTTGCGGCCACAGTGACGGAGGTGTGGGAGAACCACGTTGCGGAAGACGCATCGTACAGCCACAGCACCACGTCCATCGCAACGGTGCAGTGCGCGTAGACGCCAACATTGACGTCGTAGTCGACGCCAACGTTACCAAGCACATACACGTCAGCAGCGGCCGGAGCAGCGCTGTTGGGCGCCGTGTCGGGCGTGCCGTTGAAGGCCCGCTTGTAGTTCGAGCCCCAGTTACTCTGCCCATAGACAGTCATGCTTTCCTCCAATAATAGCTGAAAGAGCCTGGCTTCCTGGCTGCCACCAGCGACAGACAGGCTAGTGAAGCGGAGGATGCACGTACCTGTGAGTGTCTCCAGCCACACGTTGTTGCCCGGAATAGTCGTGTTGTAGTCGGCGCCGGTGAAGGTGCAGACTGGCATCCACAGCAGCCCGTCCGTGTCCCGAGTCCACAGCTCCGCGCTGACCGTGCTGCCCGCGCTGTCCATGGCCAGCACGAGGCGTGAGCCCTTGAGCGGGCTCGGAAACGCGAACAACCTGCTCGACAGGATGTGAGACGCCCCGAGGGTGTTTGGGTCCGTCTCGCCACCCATCGGGATGCCGGTTGCGATGCGCGAATCCAGGTTGTCCTGGTTCAGCTTCCACGCGAATACTGCCTTTGAAGCGGCCATCAGACCTTCTCCCCGGGTGCGCCGTTAGCGGGCGCCTTGGACGCAAGGTTATCACCAGGAGCGTGCATGTTGCCCCTGCCAGGCCCAGGCCCAGGAGGAAGCGGCGCGCCATTGTTGGAGCCAGGGGGCGCCTGTCCCGGGTCAAGCCCAGCAGTCTGCGCCACACCACCGGCCGGGTCAGGCTTGCCCTGCATGGCCAGGAGGAACGGCACGTCATCGGCGATCTGCTTGTCCTCCACCATTGGATTGATGCCCTCGTCGAGGTTGTCCTGACAGAAGCGTCGCGACACCCAGCCTGCGTCCTGCCAGGCCTTCATGAGGTTGGTGTCCTTCTCCTTGTCGCGCGGCAGCGGGCTCTTGAAGGTCACCTCGTTCTTGAACGGGTTCAGGTAGCAGGGCCGCTTGCAGCCCGTGGGCACCACCTTGATCTCGCCCAGGTCTCGCTCGCTCCATTCGAGCGTAACGGGATTCATCTGACGAATAGTGACCTGAATGGTCTCAGGCTCCTCCGGAAGGTCGATGTCGTGCGGAGCAAGCTGCTCCGGCTTCACCTCGGGCTCCTTCTCCAGCTCCTTCGGCGGAAGCTCCTTCTTCGGGGGCGGCTCCTTGGGCGGAAGAGGCTCACCAGTCTCCGGGTGCGCCTCCACAGGCTCCTGCGCCGCGGCGTGCTCCTGCTGCTCCTGCTCCTGGTCGGAGTGGAACTCCTGAATCTTGCGGTTGCGCTCCTGGTCTTCCTTCGCCTTCTCTTCGAGGTTCTTCTGCTCGGCCGGGTCCCAGAAGGAAGCCCCCTCTTCGAGGTACTCCTTCTTGGCCTGCTTGAACGGCATTAGTCGAGTCTCGACCCCGAACGAGTGCTTGCGCTTCACGTTGACGGCGACGTCCTCCGGGTCCTGGAACTCCAGAGTCTGCGGGTCGACGAGGTAGCACTTCTTCTTCGTCTTCTGCTTGCCGCTCCAAGTGAGAACGGGCTTGCCGTCCTGGTCCGTCACGGGGAACTCGACGATGCGCCCGCCGCAGCTCTCGCAAAGGTCCACAGGCAGGTCCAGGTCTTCGTAAATCTGTAGGTAGCGCAGGTGGAAGTAGTTCGACTTCTCGATGCCCCGCGCGTAGTACGGGCTCTTGCGCTCGATGACCTCGATTAGTGGCTGAAACTGGACCTGGAGCGCGGCAGCCGACGTGTTGCTGATGTTCTGGATGCGCCCGAGCGAGCCCTCCGGAATGCCGGAGATGTCGAATAGTGCAGTCTTCACCATCTCCAGGTAGTGGTGCGTGGCCGTCAGGTCTCCAGCGGGCGGAAGGTTGAACACCTTCGCATCCGCCGGGAGGCCGCTCCAAATGGAGCGCGGACCCTTGTCGAGCTGCTTGGCCTTGGCGCCAGTAATGACGGTAACCGGGGACGCGTGATAGTTCACGATGTCCGAGATGTCCGTCGCCTTCTCGTTCAACTCACGCTGAACGTCGATGATGCCGTCCAGGTCAGAGAGGCCGAAGTACTCGTTCGGGAACTTCAGGTTGGTGATGTGGACGAGTGGGATCTCGCCGAGGATGTTCGGCCGCTCGGTGCGCGACTCGGGGTCATCCTCCCAGCCTTCGACGATCTTCTCGGCAGTAATGAGCTGAACGTACCTGCGCTTGTTCGCAGCCAGCCGCGCGCCCTGCGTGGTGGCAAGGCCGGCCGGGCTGAACGAGAGCGACATGTCAGGGCGCTGGTCGTGAACCTCCGTCACGATGCGCACGACAAGCAGCCGCTCCATGTCGAGCGGGTCCCACGTCGGGAACACCTGATGCGACGCGTAGATGTGCGTCCGGACATGTCCGCGCGCGTTCGGGTTCACCATGAGCTGGTGGCGCGTCGGCTCCTCCCAGGTCGTCAGCATGAACACGTCGCCAGAGACGCCACCACTAATGGCCATCTCCCACAACGTCGTCTGTCCCTGCGTCGTGCTCCAGTAGCCCTTCAGGTGCGGACCTGTGATCTCCTGGACCGCGTCAGGGATTTTGATGGCGATACCCTTGCCAACCATCCACGTGGCGATCTTGTTGACCACCGTGCGCGAATAGTTGAACGTGACGAGCGGCTCGCCGTCCTCACGCTGAAAGCTCCAGTGCTGCCCAGCGTAGAACCGCCACTTCTCCTCGTATGCGCGAATGCGCATCGAGTCCTGCATGTTGTACGCAACAGTAGTGGTCGGGGCGTTGCGCCGGTCGAAGGGGACCTGCTGGCCCCCTCCGCCGATCACGCTGAGAAACTGGATAGGCATCGTTCGCGGTTCCTTTGACTAGTAAACGAAGGCCTTTGAGGAAGCGCAGGCCGAAGAGAACGATCTCCCACACAGCAATAGCCGTGAGGCTGACGAGCAGGACCACCTTCTTCAGGTCCATGGGCGCCTTCTCCTTCGCCTCCACGAGGGCCTTGTCCGCCTTCGTGTGCGCGTTCTCGGCCTTCACCTGCGCTGCTGCCGCCTTCATCGCCACTTCGCTCACAGTGATCTCCGTCTGGCTTCCCAGGCCGAGGGCCTTGGACACCTCCGCCGTGAGCTTGCCGATGCTCTCGTCGAGCTGCTTGACGTCTTCCTTCGTTGCCGCCGTCTCCTTCAGATCACGCACAGACACGTGCAGCCGCTGAAGAGACTCATCAATGACCTTTTCCCTGGAGACGATACGGTCCTCCAGGGAGACGATGGCACGGGCGAACTCAGAGACAGGGTCGGCAGACGGCGGCTCGTTGTCGTCGCTGAGCATCGTGGCCGGGCGCACCAGAACCGGGCGCGGGGGCTGAGGCTGGTTGCTCATCCGAGGCGCCTCCCCTGCGTGCTCTTCGGGTTGCTCGGAAGCACCACAGGAGGTGCGTGCCTGGACTCAGTAGTGGAGGCCTCTGAAAACGCCTGACGCCGCTGTGCGCGGCGCTGCTCCTCTTCATCGACCACCGGCGGCGCAGGCTGCTCGGTCTCGTCGCTCATCGGTCTACCTCCTCAAAATCCCCGTCGGGATTAGCAATAGTGAAGTTCTTGGACGCGTAACGTGTAGAACGCATACCGCTGTTCCTGGCGGCGATGCCGAAGAGCCCCTGCTCCACAGGCACAGGGCGCGTGCTGTTGACCCTCCCCTCTGCGTAGCGGCTCTCTGCGATGCCGGCCCGGTCCTGGTGCTCTGGGAAGAGCCGGTCACGCAGAAGCGGGCGTACAGCGTCTACCACGGCCTTGTTGTGCGCCGCCGGACGGAAGTCCGGGTCATCCATCGCCACGGAGGCCAGCTTGCGCACCAAGGTCTCAGGGTGTCCTGCCTTGCGAAGCTCAAGACGAAGAATATTGGCCACGATGAACCGCTCCAGCCGAACGCGGAGCCAGTCTGCGACGCGAATCGCTACCCCCAAAAGGCCGTAGCCCCGCCCGTAGAGGGCAGGGTCAACGAGCTTCCCGAAGTAGCGAACCTCGTTCACAGCGGCTTTCCGTCGGAGCGGTAGTCCTGGGCAGGGGGCGAGAGCGTCGACGTCACGCGCTCGGGGGCGGGTGCCTGCTTCGGAGGGGCAGCAACCTGCGCCGTTCGCGCAAGCTCGTGCTCAGCCTCGTACGCCACGTCACCAGGACGGTCCCAGGTCCAATAACGAGAGTCCTCGGTGTCTCCGCGACCGAAGTTGCGAAGCTCCGGAGTGGCCGTCTGTGCGCCATCGACGATGCGCTCGCGCGCAGACTCCACTCCAGCCGCGAAGTTCGAGAACACGGTGGGCTGAGGGCCAGCCGCCGGAGTCGTCATCGGGTTGGACGTGACGACACCACGCTCATTGCCGCCCTGAGGCGGGTTACGAAACAGCTTGTTGAGCTGGTCCATGCCGCACCTCTAAGTAACGAAAACTGCCAATAGTCGGCTCGATGGCGACCATCGAGTCGAGCGTCGGCGTCGGGCCGCCTCCGGCCGTGTAGTCGCGCGTGCAGGTGAACACGTCACCAGCCACGAACGTCTTGGTCGACAGCTTGGAGTAGCCGTTGACGTACTTCGCCGTGGTGCTGTCAATAGTGATGACAGCCGAGAGGATCGACACCCCGTTCTTGAAGATGTCGAACGTCATGCTCTCGCCAGCGGCGCACGCCGCGCCGACAGAGACGATGATGTCCCCGATCTCGCCGTCCCATTCCGCCGTCCAGAGGTGCGCGGCGGCCAGGTCGGCAGCCGTATCCTGGATGTGCTCCTTGCGGTTGATCTGGGCAATCAGCTTGTTGATCTGCTTGTCGCCCATCGGCGGGGGGAAGTCGTACTTAGAGGGAGCGGTCATTATTCAATCTCCTAGCGTCGTTGCCTGTATCGGTCTGCGCGCGAGGACCGGCCCTCAGCGCTGCCGTTAGAGTACATCGGAAAGCTCTCGCATTCTACCAGCATTGGGGCCGTGTATTGCTCGGCCCAGCACGCGAGTGCGGCAGAGTCGCAGTAGTCCTCGTGCTCCCCGTCTGGAGCCTTGCACGCGAGGTACCTGCCTGAGTATTGCTTCACGAGCGAGCGGTGCTGGTGAACGAACTTCTGATACTCGGTCGTGCGCATCGTGCGCTCGCCCTTCGGGTACAGGAAGCGCCCGGCCTCCAGCTCCTGAATGTAATATTTGTAGATTTTGTCGTTGCCCACGTACGAGCACGGGAACGGCACCACGTTGATGCTGGGCAGTAGGCGGATCAGGCGCTCGGCGATAGGGTCTCCGACGCCGTTAGAGTCCACCACGAGCGTGTCCACGGAGAACTGCATTAGCATATTAGTGATCTGCTTAAGCTGCTCCTCCCAGCTACCGTGCATCTCTCCCCATGCCAAGATGCGCTTCAGGTGGAATAGTGGGTTTTCCTCCCCAGGCCGGACGAGCGCAGCGGTATCCACGATGCCCTGCCCATCAATCTCTATGATGGTAAGCACTGTGTCATCAATGACCTTGCCAAGGTCCAGGCCTGCCACCTGACGGCCTCCCCATTGCTTGATGTCATTCATCTCCAAGGTGTCTTCGCCGGCAAGCTCGAAGACCGTCATGTCGATGGCGCCCATCATCGTCTCCTGCCAGAGGAGACGGAAGTTCATCTTGAACTCTACGCTGTCAGTATTGCCGCCCAAGCGCTCCAGCTCGGTCTTCACCCACTTCTCGTAGTTGAGGTGTCGTGGGTCCTTGGTCTGGTCGTAGACCTGGCGCTTCTGCTCAATAACGACGTCGTAGGGGAACTGGAAGTGCGAGCGGATGCCGCCGGTCTTCTGGCGCTCCACGTTGTAGGTAATGGAGTCGTGGAATCCACCACGGCTCGCGTTGGCCGTGCCGATCTTCACCATGAGGCCGTTGGTAGCGGCGAGCATGGGGCTGATCTCCTTGGCCACCTTCGAGCGCGAGACGAGCTGAGCCTCGTCGATGAAGACAAGGTGGTACGTGTCTCCCTCGACGTTACTCTGGTCGCTTGCCGTCTTCGCCACGACGAAGCTGCCGTTGGTCCACGACACCTTGTCTCCGCGCGATGCGGCAATATTTGTTGCAATCTCCGGGTCAGCGTACAGCTCTTGGCTACTCTGGCGCTCGGCTCGGTGCCGAATGCGCTCGTAGATGATGCCTGACTGCTGCTGCTTGGGCGCGAAGATGCCGATCCACAGCCCGCCCTTGTACTGCGACAGCCGGTCATCGCCAGGGAATGCGCGCGCCAGGGCCGGGATGAAGACGCAGGCGCCCACAGCCAGGGATGCGAGCGATTCGCTCTTCCCTGACTGGCGAGACCAGAGGCCGGTAATCGTGTCGCCGGTGTGTTCGAGCAGTCCGTACAATATTGCACGGAGAAACACCCGTTGGTACGTGTAGAGGTAGATGTCGGCAGGCCGATTGATGATGTCGATGAACGACATCACCAGGTCTACGAGCTGCTCAGTGCTAAGCGGGCAGACCGCTCCACTAGTGGCAATCTCAGTTGTTCCGTTGGCGGAGTCCATCCCCCTACACTACTCGCGTCGAGCGAGACGTGTCCAGGGTAGTTCTCGGCAACGAGGCGAATGCCGTGCAGAACGAACCCAAGCTCTCGCGAGCCAGGGGGCAGCAGCAGGCGCATACGCCCTCCTCCTGTGTCATCACTCGTAGTAATCGTCTCTGGGTGCGCCACAGAGAACGCTACGAGCGTGTGCATCAGCATGGAGATGGCCGTGCACACCCGCACGGCCTCCTCGCTTGCGCCTTCCGCATGATCCCTGACATCTAGCCACGCCCCTTGAGAAACGTAGTCAATAGTGACAGAGATCATGTGTACCTCGCTACAGCCCGGTTCGATGTTGGGGAGCCAACCGGAAAGGTTCCCTCTCGCCTAAGCGAGCCCGGGTGCCAGGGCGAAGCTCACGAGCGCCACGGCCCAGAGCCGCCGCTGCGCCAGCACGGAGAGCGCCGCCAACGCCAGCACCACCACGGACAGCACGGCCAGCCGCGCCAAGGCCAGCGGCCCCAACGCGCCGAAGGGCGCCCATGAAGCCTCCACCACCGCCGCCAGGACGGCCCGGAGTATTGCCCGACGGCGGGCGCCCCGGAGTACGCGGCCCAGGGGCCGAGGTAGAGGTGCTGGCACCCCCGAACGTCTTGAGAAACTTGGACATGTTCTTTTTCTCCTCTAATCGTGCCCGCGCGCCGGGCGCAAACTGACGACCACCGCCGCCCATACGCTCGCCTCGACGAGCGCCAGCAGCCCCAAGGCCGAGGCGGGTGGGCCGGGCAGGGCCGGCTCCGCCAGGGCGACCGGGCGTGTTCCCCGAGGGGGGACGCCCATTATCATTGGCAGGCCCAGGAGAACTGGTGCTGGCGCCTCCAAACGTCTTGAGAAACTTCATGATGCAAGCCTTTCTTGGAGCGCTGTGCGCCCAGGTGAGAACGAAAGAAAGTCTAGCACCGGCGCGGGGTACGGGCTAACGGTGACGGCCGAGGAGGAGCCCCTTGCGAATAATGCATTGATGGCAGCCACCACAGGCGGGGAAGAACTCACACGAGTGGGTGCGTGACAAGTCCACGCCCATAGCCCTGCCAATATTGACGATGTGGCGCTTGAACCAGCGCTGCCCTGTCTGGGTGTAGGTGTCCAGGAAGGGCGCTCGGAAGCTGATGCTCTTCGAGAATCCACCCGCCTTGGACAAATAGTTGAAAGCCTCAAGGAAGGTGGGGCTCGTGTCGGAGTAGATGTTTTCGGCGCCGGCCGCCCACTCGGGCTCGTCGAACTGAAACGCTGTCATGACAGTGTCGCAGCCGTGAGCCAACGCGTAGGCACCTGCGTAGGCCAGGAACACAATATTGCGTCCCTGGATGAAGTCCCACTTGTTCTCCAGGTACTCCTGGTATTGCTCCGGCGACATGCGCACGGGCTCGTACGGGTCGTCCATCTTCTCCGGGTACTTCCCAGCCTCGAAGATGTAGCCCTTTCCGCGAGCGTACTCGGGCCACAGAATCTTGTGTCTGTGCGCCGTGAGCCCGTTCTTCTGGGCGTGGTGCTCCACGCACCACCACTGGTGATCTGCGCTGGCCTGCCCGTAGTCCATGAGGACGACGTGCGAAATCTGCTCGCGCGCCAGGTACATCAGCACCGTGGAGTCGATGCCGCCAGAGGCCATTAGTGTGGCAGTCATGCCCTGTCCCTCACGACCTGCTCGATGGTGAAGGACAACCTGGACAGAAAAGTAGACTCCATTAGTGGCAAGTAGTCTGCCCTCGGGTCGATGGCAGGGAACACTGGGTACAGGCAGGCTCCCAGGTCTTCCAATGTCTGATTTATGTCCTGCTGGAGCATGTCTGTGTAGTTGACGTACACCGTAGACGTGGGCGGAAGGGCCCAGGCATCCAGTGTGTCCTTGACGCGCTCGAAGAACGGCAACCCGGCGTCGTAGTGGGGCATCTGCTCCCAGCTATCCTGAGGGCACGGCCCCACGGCCGACGACACGGGCAGCACCTCCCACGCCTGGTGAGGAGGGATGAGGGCCCGACAGACGTCGGCTACCGCCTTGTGGAGCGGCGCAGGGTACGGCTTGTCTGCCGCGCAGGGCGTCATGACGTAGATCGTGTTCGCCTTGGGCTTGTGCACCGTCCGCACCAGCTCCATGTAGTCGAGGATCTCTGGGCGCCAGAACCCAGAATACGTCGAAATATTGAAAGTCTTCTCGGTCTGGTGACGCCGGAAGTGCTTGTTTCCCCACCTCATGTCCGCACGCCAAAGCGCGTCGACGAGCAGGGGGTGCTGCGCGCAGGCGTGCTCTACCTCTGCTCGGGTGAATCGAAAGTCCTTGTGGTCGGCATGGGTGTCAGTCTCTCCGCCCAAATAGTAAGAGAGGATCTTGGCCGCTCCCCAGTCGATAGCAGGCACACGAGAGTGGACCGACCAGGCCCCTCTAGGTCCTTCTGCAATATTCTGAAAGACTCTGAGCCAACCAGAGTAGGTGTCCTCGTAAGTCTCGCCGTCGCCGGCATCGAGGTAAACGATCTCGTTCACTAGTGAATCCTTTCAGGGCCGGTCCTAGGGCCCACGGTTCCGCACACGATGCAGACTGGCGTGTTCGCCTGGTATCTCGCCTCGCAGTGGTAGACCACCTCGGCGTCGTCTGGGGGCGCGGGCGTGCTTGTGGAGCACAGGTACTCCCCAGGTACCAGTGTCTTGTCGTTCTCGGGCGCCCCCCAGACATGAATAGTCATCGGTAACCTCAGTGTGTAGTCGTTCTTGCGCAAGTTCCTGACGTCGAAGAGTCCGAGGCACGGACCTTCCGTCACCTCTATGAGTTGAAGCTTCTTCATGCGCTCCCAGTCGAAGGCTCTCACCTTCTCGACGCAAATGGCCTCATCCCAGTCATCGATTAGTCGCTGCTCCACGAGGCGGAACCCGAAGTCCTTCAGGATGTTGGTGACGTAGCTCTTGGGGTCGATGACACGGCCAAACTCCAGGTCCTCGGCGCGCCAGAAGGCGGGAAGGTCGAAGATGAAGTGGCCGCCCACCCACAGCGCCCGGTTCACCTCCATCAGCACTTCGTAGTCGGAGCGGACCTGGAAGAAGCCGTGCAGGTACGTAATAGTGCCGAAGGACAGCGGGTCCCACGGCAGGCACTCTGACGCGCACAGCCGCACGTCCACGCTCAGCCCTAGCTCCTCAGCAAGTGCCTTGGCCTTGTGCACGCGGTGTGGGTTGCCGTCACCCATGGCCGTTACGGTGTCGATGTGGCGCAACAGCGTCCCTGAGCCACACCCAAGGTCCAGGTGATCCCCGTTCTTGTGCAGGTTGCGCCGGATGAAGTCGAGGTAGCCCTCCGAGTAATGACACCCGGTGAAGCTTCCCTTCGCGTCGTCATCGAACTCGTCCGTGCGAATAACCCGGTTCAGCAGCTCCAGGTTCTCTGGGCGGCAGAGCGGGTAGCTCTCATCGCGAGGCGTAGTGCGCAAAACCAGCCTCCTTCAGTGCCTTGTCCCGAATGACGCACGAGTCGCACACGCCGCACGGCTTCTCGCCACCCTGGTAGCAGCTCCAGGTCATGTGAATCGGTACGTCCAGAGAAGAGGCTCTGCGCGCGATGTCAGCCTTCGACATGTAGATCAGTGGCGCGTGGATGTTCGTCCACTCCTTGTTCTGCACACGCTTGCTGCCGAGGTTCAGCGCAACCTCCATGGCGGCAGCGAACTCAGGTCGGCAGTCCGGGTAGCCGGAATAGTCGACGGCGTTGATGCCAGTCCACACCTCGCTGGCGCCGATGCTCTCGGCATAGCCGAAGGCCAGCGACAGGAAGACGCTGTTGCGCGCTGGGACGTACGTCACCGGGATGTCCTCCGACATCTTGCTCTCGTCACGGTCCGTCGGCACGTCGATGTCCGGACGGGTCAGCGCGGAAGCGCTGTTGCCAAGGTCGAGCTTGATTACTCGATGCTCGCGCCTCGGCAGTGCGTATAGCTCGTAGGCCCACCTTCTGTTGGCTGCTTCCACCAGCAACTTGGCGGCTTCCAGCTCCTTCTTGTGTCGCTGGTTGTAGTCGAACGAGAGAGGGTACACGTCGAAACTGTGGGCGCACGCCTCGAAGAAGCACGTGGCGCTATCCAGGCCGCCAGAGAGAAGGACGACAACCTTTTTATTAGCCATTATTCGTTTCCTTTCAGGAATCCCTTGGGGTCAGTACCTGTCTTCTTCATGGCGCCGAGCCAAGCGCCGAACATGTTCCACGCTGCGCGCGAGTGGACGCCTCCGTCCCCGGCCGCATACGCCCGTAGCAGGTAGTCAGGCGTCCAGCTTTTCCACCTGTCGCGGTGTAGGTGCAGCACACGCAGGGCCGTCTTCGCGGCCACCTCCTGCTTGATGTCGCACAGCTCCTCTCGCTTCGCGCCGAACCACGACACGCCGCGCATGAGCTGGAAGGCGGAGACGCTCCTCCCTCCATCACCACTCCAGCCGCGCTGGCAGGTGAGCACCTCCACCTTGAGCCCGCTTTCGTGCTTCGCGATGGTAGCCAGGAGCAGTGCTGTTGCCTTCGCGCCGTCCTCGCGAGCCCAAAGGGGCCGCTCCTCGGCTGCTGCCACGATAGAGGCCGCTAGAGGGCAGTAATGCGCCTTAGCAGGCTGCTCGCAAAGGTCGGGCTCGGGTGCAGCCCCAAGCCAAGCGAAGAGAACGGCAGTAAACAGGTTCATTACTTGGTCTCCTTGGCGCCCGGGGAGACGAGAACGAACTTCCCACCAAAAGGAATAGCGGTCTTGCCTGCTAGTCGGGCGCGGGTGCCCGTCATACCACCATTGGCCTTGTAAGTCAGATAGTCCCTTACGGATGCGCGCAAGTCCTGCTGTGCGGAGGACACCCGGTCCTCTTCCGAAGATGTCCTGTACACGCTCCCTACCAGCTTCTCCGCTGCTTCCGCTGCCAGGGCTGCGTTCTTCTGCTCCTGCGTCTTGCGCTCCTCGGCCAGGGCTGCCCGGCGCATGAACGCGTCCGGCATCAGGGGCGGAGACTCCTTCGTGTCGTCTGACATCAGGCATGTCCTTTGGTCGGGGAGGGACCTTGAAGGGCCTTCCCATCAGTAGGTGTAGAGCTGCTCGGTGAAAGGATATAGCCTCTACCTTACAATATTCCGAGCAAACAAGCATCTGCTTCGCCCTGAGCCTCGCCTTGCACTTCGGATTCATGCAGCGGGGGTGCCTCTCGGCTCCAAGGAAAGCGGCAGCCCTATAGCCCGCAAAAGCAGGCAAGGCCGGACCCGTCTTCTTGGGCCGGCCTGGCTTGCGCTTTTCAACAGGCTTGAGCATCGCAGGGGAGACCTCAATAGTGGGCTCCATCCCCTGCGCGAGAGCCTTACAGACGGCCTCCCAGAC